ACTGATTTGAATAAAGAGCTAATCGATAAGAGCAACGAATACATGTCCTGGAAACGCTGGGACAAAACAAACTGTTGCTCTTGTACCCTTGCCCTCACCATTATCGGTGTAGTAATCTGTTTTTTGATGATGTTATTGTTGGCAGCTGGCACCTCACTTTTGTTCAAGTCGGTGCTTTTCATCAGCGTCGCACTAGTCGTGGCCACGTATTTCGTTATGCGTGCACTACTAGCAGTTGATGCGGTTGAAGATGATTGGTACCGCTTCCGGCGTGCTGTCGAAGTTCGGCAGCAAACCTACCAAGTGAATTGTGCTGTCCCCTTTGGTGACGGGTTCGATACAACCAGGACCCAAATCAACCCTGCTGATTACCCAATGGACGAGAGAGCTGTCTTTGATTCCGACAATCACATCGAACAGTACAAGGATCCCAGGATCGGTTGCCGTGTTATCGGCCCCATCTTTTGGCAAAGAGTGCCGCTCGTGTTTGATAGCAGTGACCATAATATGGAAATTGCCATCTTGACGCGGGCTATCTGCGCTGTCCCACAACCTGTTGATGGGGTGTGGAACATCGTAGAAAACCATATGGCACATGTGTATGCTGATATGGATGTGGGCCGTTACGGCGAACCCGGTCTCAGTCGCCCAATTGAATTCACAAGTGGTGAGCACTTAGTTCGGCAAAAGCTGACGATGACGTGGGAGGATTATCTTGACAGGCTGAAACCTGCCAAAGCCGCACTGGCCAGGAAGCACAGATCAATTCTTGACAGTGGTGGTTATAATCCGTCCAAGAACACGTACTCCGCTTTCATCAAGCGTGAGAAAGAAGCTGTGATCGGTCCCCATGATCACATACCTCGTCGTCCGCGCTTGATCCAGGCGCTATCAGAGCAGATGAAAGCTCTGGCTGGCCCCTGGTTTCATAGCTATGGCAATGCCCTGAAAGACCTATTCAATATAGGCTTCTGGATCTGCTATAGCTCAGGGTTGAATGCCGAAGGGTTATCTAAGTGGTTTAATCTCACCTTGGAGATCTTGGATTATGATGTGTTGTTCGTTTCAACGGACTTTTCGAAATATGATGTCACACAAAGTGTTGCTGCAATCGAGCGAGAACATGCCCATTATAGGCGTGTTGGAATAACTCGT